GTGGGCCTTCATCGTGCTGATGCTGGGCCTGTTGACATTGAGGAGTTGTTTATGAGAGATGTGATTGAGATGGCGCGTAGAGCAGGTGCTGTATTTCCTTTAGATGGGAGCTACCACACGTTTGAGCGCCGCGAAGACCTTGAAGCCTTTGCCGAGCTTGTTCGTGCTGATGAGCGTGAGGCGTGTGCAAAGGTGTGTGAAGGTTGGGATTTTGTCCCGGGTGGTCACGAGTTCACCCCACAGCAATTGACCAAAAACCTGACCGAAACCATTGCGAGACACATCCGAGCAAGGGGGAACACATGACCAAAGAAGACGCACTCAAACTGATCAAGCTGCTGTCCGCGATGGAGAGCTGGGCGTTCAGCACCAAGACCCAACTGCCTGACTACCTGCACGAAGACCTGTGTCTTTCTGTGGAGAAGTTGGAGAAAATTGTTTTGAAGGAGAAGCCGTGAGAAAGCGTAGCAAGTACAAACCCCGGCAGATCATCCCGGACACCATGACGTGGGTGCGTGCGGGCCTGAAAAAAGTTGACGAGATCAGCGCAGGCACCACGCTCAAAATCCGCAACCACGATGCCATGAACAACCTGCGCCTTGGCGCAGCCACGCGCTTCGACATCGACGCACTGATTGACGCTGCAAACATCACCGAAGCGCTGGCCAACCGGGGCATAGGCGAGGACTGGAAGCCGGAGATACGCGCCGGTCAAGATGCCATCCTTGCGCTGGCCCGCCGGGGTGTGGCCAACAGCTTTCGGTTTGTCGCCAAAGGCCCGGAGCTTGTGGCTTTGAACCTGCTCATTGAGGTTCATGATGCGCAGCTTGAGACCGTGACCGTCAAGCAGCTTGAGACCGCCATGGCCGATGTCATGGAGAGCTTGCGCTTGAAGAAGATGCGCCCTATTGTGGAGGCCCCGCATGCCGTTTGACATACAATCCAAGACTGGACAAACACGAACAGTAATAACTTCAGGAGTAGCAACATGACACAGACAACAGCCGACACCGTGCAGATCGGCGGCACGCACTACAAAGACATGGGCATGCAGCCTTGGCATGTCATGGAGGCGGTACTCACGCCCGAAGAATTCAAAGGTTTCCTCAAAGGGAACATCATCAAATACGCCATGCGTCAGGGCAAGAAAGAAGGCACTGACGACGGCAACAAAGCCCAGCACTACAAGATGAAGCTGGACGAAATTTGTAGCAAACACGAGAGCTGAGTTCATGGTTGCACAACGCGTACAAGCCCGGTAGATGCAAGTACGCTTTGTCGGTGAGAGGGCGCTCAGCTCGCGTTACCCAGCTCACCAACTCCTCACAGCGGCGGGGGCGCTGAATCTACCCGTACCCCCGATCTTTTACCAACACATCACGGAGAAGCAACCATGGCATCAACGCCAGAAGCACTGGTCAAAAAGAAGATCAGAAAAATACTTGACGCCGAGGGCGTCTACTACGCCATGCCTATCGGCACAGGCTACGGCAACAGCGGCGTGCCCGACTTCCTGTGCTGCGTTGCAGGCAGGTTTGTGGCCATCGAGGCCAAGGCAGGCAAAGGCACAACCACCGCGCTGCAAGAAGACCACCTAGCCAGAATCACGGAGTCTCGCGGCGTGGCAATGGTCATCAACGAGCAGAACCTCTACACGCTGGAGCCGTTGATTCACTTCATACGGGGGCGCGATGAATAAAGACATTGCAAACAAAGCGGTGGAGGCCATCACGAAGGCCGCGCAGGACATGACCACGCAACAGAAGGAACACTTCGCCAGCGTGCTGACGTTGCTGGCAACGTGTTATGGAAAAGATGCGACGTTCGGCGGCGTGTTGATCCTGTCTGACGGCGCAAAGAGTGTCCTTGTCGGCATCAACGCCAACGAGTTTGAAGTGGCGGGCCTTATCAGCGAAGCCCACGAACTTATCGTCAACGAAATCAAAGTAGAGGCTCCCGACCACGGGATGTACAACTGATGGCAAAACCATACGACACGATCATCGCAATCGACTTCGAGACGCGCTGGGACAAAGAAAGTTTCACGCTCTCCAAAATGACAACAGAGGAATATATTCGTGACCCACGTTTTAAAGCATTCGGCGCTTGCGCCAAAGAGTTCGGAGCAACAGGCAAAGCGCCTTGGATCAGGCACGACGACTTGCAAGACTACTTCAACAGCATCGACTGGAGCCGCACAGCCGTGCTCGCACACAACGCGCAGTTCGATGTCTCGATCATGGAGTGGGTCTACGGCGCACGCCCGTGTTTTATCTTTGACAGCCTCTCTATGGCTCGGGCCTTGCGCGGGGTCGAAGTAGGCAACTCGTTGCAGAAGCTGGCCAGTGACTTCGGCCTGCCCGACAAAGGCAAAGCGGTGCACAGCACCAACGGCATGGAAGAGCTGGACCCGAAGACTGAGCAGGAGCTGGCCGCGTACTGTGCGCATGATGTGTATTTGTGCGAGCAGGTGTTCAGCAAGCTGATGATGCGCCTTGACCCTGCGACGGGGATGTCCAACGGGCTGTACCCCACCAAGGAGCTGCGCCTGATCGACATGACGCTCAAGATGTACACGCGCCCGGTGCTGGAGCTGGACCAGAGCATGCTCACTGACGCGTTGTACGATGAAAAGGAAAAACGTGAAGCACTCCTACAAAAGATCGGTGTTGACGAATCTTCACTTGCGTCAAACAAACAGTTCGCTGAAGTCCTGCGCGGACTCGGCATGCCCCCGCCCTACAAGAAGAGCAAGACGACTGGCAAACAGACGCTTGCTCTTGCAAAGAATGACGCGCTTTTTCAAGCGATGCTCAACGGGGACAACGAAGACGTTGCCGCTTTGTGTGAGGCTCGCCTCAAAGTTAAATCGACCACTGAGCGTACGCGGGCGCAGCGGTTTCTGGACATCTCGAAGCGCGGAAGACTACCTGTTCCGCTCTCGTACTACGGTGCCAAGTCCGGGCGCTGGACGGCCAGCAAAGGCAGCGCCATCAACATGCAGAACCTCAAGCGAGGATCGTTCTTGCGCAAAGCTATTATGGCTCCCGAAGCGCACCAACTGGTCGTCGGTGATCTGTCACAGATTGAACCGCGAGTTCTTGCGTGGCTGGCTGATTACGAGGACATGCTACTCATCTTCCGGCAGGGCGGTGATCCTTACGCGGCGTTCGGCGCTCAGATGTTCAACATACCGGGCCTTACAAAAGAGTCACACCCTGATCTCCGCCAGTCGGCAAAGTCCGCGCTTCTGGGCTGTGGTTACGGACTGGGCTGGGCTTCATTTGCCGCCCAGCTACTCGTGGGTTTCCTCGGTGCGCCGCCTCAACGCTACAACAAAGACTTTGCAAAGAAGCTCGGCGTTACCACGACGTACATACAGAAGTTTCTTGAGTGGGACGACAACGTCAAGAAGATGATGGAGATTCCGCGCACCTGCACAGACGACGAACTGCTGGTGCACTGCATAGCGGCCAAGATGATCATCGACAAGTACCGCGCCACGGCGTGGCCTGTGGTGGCGTTCTGGGATATGTGCGGGTCGTTGATCGAGCGCTCACTTTACGGCGGCAACGAGTTCACGTATAAATGCGTCATCTTCCGCAAAGAAGAAATCGTTTTGCCCAACGGCATGAGCCTGCTGTACCCCAACCTGAGACAAGTCAGGGAGAAGGTCAAGGACGAGGACGGCAACGAGAAGGAAGGCGGCTTGCAGTGGGTGTACGGCGATGACGCAACGAAGCTGTATGCTGGTAAGATAACGAACAACATTGTGCAGGGCGTAGCCCGCATTGTGATGACTGATGGCATGCTGCGCGTCGACAAGAAGTACCCTGTGAAGGGCACCGTGCACGACGAGCTGATTGCTGTGGTGCCGGACGATGAAGTTGATTTCGCTAAGACTTGGGTCTTGGCGCAAATGACTATGGAGCCAAAGTATTTGCCGGGGATTCCTCTGGCCGCTGACGGTGGCGCACACCGTCGATATGGGTTGGCCAAAAACTGACCAAGGAGAGCAACTATGCAACTACCAAAATCAATCCGCGTTGGAGAAACGCGTTACCCAGTGGTGCAGCCGTACATGCTGATACCCCCCGACCGCGCAGGCAGCGTGACATACGGACAAACCATCCGTGTTGCGTTCAAGATACGCACGGGGGGCCGCAGCACCGCACGTTCCGAGCGCCAACGCAGCGAGACTTTCTGGCACGAGGTGACGCACGCCATCTTGCACGACATGGG